CAGGAGCTCCAGGCAGACGACCTTAAAGCGGTAAAGGGCACTCCAGACCGCGTCTGGATCATTCGCAGACTGTGTGTGATTATCAGAGATAAGGACACCAAGCCGGCAGACCAGGTCAGAGCTCTGACTTTGTTATCACAGATCGAGGGGTATCTGAAGGAAACCGGGTCCCAGTCGATCCAACCACTAATTATCTCCCACGACGGAAAAAAGTTGATGGAGCTGTCCAGTAATGCAAATTGATCTGCACCCGTATCAGCTCCAGGCATTTTTATCAAAAAAATTAATCGTCTGCTGTATCAGCGGTATTCAAAGCGGAAAAACATTCTGCGGATCAGTCTGGGCCAGGAAGAAAATCTCTGAATATACAGAACCGGACTCATCTTTTATTGTTGCATTTCCGACCTATAAAATCGGTACCAGTTCAACGATTCCTTCGTTTCTGCAGCACAACAGCCAGCTGGGCCATTACCAAAAGGCCGACTCCCTATTCAAGTTAAAACATGGCCCTACGGTCTATTTTCGCTCAATGGAAAACGAGTGGAGCTGTGAGGGTATTTCCAAATGCCGCGGCATTTGGCTCGATGAAGGGGGTCTAATCTCTGACCAGGCCTGGATAAATCTGACCGGCCGGGCGTCTCCAATGCAGGCCCAGATCTTCATCTCCTCAACGCCCTATTTCATGCATGGGTTTTATCACGATTTGTACCGGTCCTGGGTTGATGAGACCCGAGATGACATCGATTGTGTGCAGTGGAAATCAGTCGATAATCCTTTTTTCCCGAAAGAAGAAGCGGAACGACAACGTAAAATCCTGGACCCCAGAATGTTCCGCATGCGGTATGAGGGCGTGTTTGAAAAAATGTCTGGACTGGTTTATCCTGATTTTGACCACTTGAATCTGTGTGATGCGTTTAAAATAGACCGAGAGAAATTCCTGGTGGTAGGCGGTGCGGACTGGGGTCAGGCTAATCCTATGGGTATTGTTATTCGGGCCATAACCCGGCAACATCAAGGTAGATACGAGGATTACCAAATTGCGGAGTTCAAGAGATCCGGACTCACAGCAGATGAACAGATCAATAAATGTCTGGAATATCAGGCCAAATACAAAACTGATGGCTGGGTAGGGGATTCCGCGGATCCGGGGATGATAGCGCTCGGACAGTCTCGAGGATTATCAATCGTCGGTGCCAGGAAAGGCCCTGACTCTGTGGCCTATGGTATTGGATTGCATTCCGAGCTCATACGGACCAAACAACATAAGGTGTTCAGGTTCTGCCAGGAGACTATCAGGGAATATGAAACGTATGCCTATGCTCCGTCTACGACAGAAAGGCCCGTGTCTGAGAAGCCTATCAAGGTAAATGACCATTTGTGTGATGGATCACGCTACGTCACCATGCACTATCGATACCTCTACGACAGGTCCGAAAAGGTCCTTCCCCCGGCCAAAACTCATCTCCAACGGCTGCTCGACGGAGAATTCCGAGAGGTCCAGACGGTCGGAGACGGCATGGATTAATACCAAACTACTTAGCAATTCCCGGATTTTCCCCGGGGTTGAAGAGCTGAACTACTTAGCAATGCCCCAGATTGGGTTAATAATCTGCAAATACATTCTTACGTTATAACATGGAACAATTAATAGCATCGTTAGCAGACTATGGAGTATTGGGGTTAATTGCTGCGGTAATGATCTGGCAGAACAACAGGATTACCAACCGGCTGTTTGAGGTCATTGAAAGGAATACAGAGGTGCTGACCAGGCTCACACAGATAATCGAATCAAAAGTGGAAAGGCGTTCTGAACCATGATATATCCTTTCCGGTGTCAGGAGTGTCACGCCGAGCACGATATCTGTATGAGTCCCCATGATTATGATCCTGACCATGATTGCCATTGTGGGCATCGGCTGGTGCGGGTGTATACTGTACCTCAGGTTAATATTGGCATTTCGAGGTTGGAATACCAAAAGGCGAATGAAGCCTACAAGAGGGACCCGATCAGGGGAGACCTCGTTGAACTCGGAAACGAGAACCCAGACCCGCCGAAAAAAGCGACGGAATACTCGCTGAGCGAATCTGACCTCAGAGGGTACGAAACATTGAATTCATTGCCGGATTAAACAATATGGCCGATTACATAGATCCCAATTCAGCGATTGTTTCGCCGTCTTCATCCAGGGCCTCTAAATCAGAGAATCTGGATGAACGGCAAGAAAAGTTGGTGAAAGCCATCAAAGACCTTTTCGCCATTGGTAAAAATGCCCGCTCTAAATATGACTCTGACTGGAAGACCCGCCGGGATTTTTATGACGGGAAACAATGGCCCGGGGAATTAGCATCGATATATAAAGTCCGGCCGACGATGAACATCATCCGGTCTCAGATACAGGCCCAATTACCGATTCTAACGGATAGCCGGCCTGGATTCACCGCACTCCCCAGAGACCCCAGCGACTTTAATTTTGCACGGGCAGTGACCGAGCTGATTGATTACTACTGGAATGCATATCAAATGGACCTGACCATGGTCGGGGTCTTGCTCGATGAGATGATTTATGATGCCGGGATTCTGAAGGTTTCCTGGGACGCTATGGCTTTAGACGGTGTCGGTGAGATACGTGTCGATATCTGTGATCCAAACGATATCTTCGTGGACCCATCAGCTTCTGACTTCGATAAAAATTGTTCCTGGGTACTCCATAGGACCTGGAAACCGGTGTCGGATTTGAAGCGTATGTTCCCTCATTTACGGGAAAAGATACGTTCTTCCGGGTCTCAATCCAAGGACAATAACCGGGATTCTATGTCTACGGAAGTTTATCTGGTATCTCCAACAGATCAATGGTCTCCGAAAGGGACCAATGACGCTTTTGCCACAGGCAATGATAGTGATCTTCGAAGTCTGAGCGAAGTCTGGGAAGTCTGGCTTGACAGTGAAGAGCTGGAGAATATTGAACTGGAGTCTGGGGATAAGGTCACGAAAAAGAAATACCCACGGGGCAAACTGGTTACGTTTCTCCCAGGACAGGATTTAATATGCCAGGAAATATCCAGTCCCTATGAACATGGATACAAACCGTTCGTGAGATTCGTTGATACTGTACTCCCCCGGGAATTCTGGGGTGAGGGTGAATCTAAAATGCTCATGCCCACCCAGAGGATGATTAACAAGACCTTGTCCAACATGATGACCTATTTCGGCATCATGTCCAATCCCATGTGGATAATCGAAGAGGATTCTGGGGTCACGTCTTCGAAGATCACGAATCTGGTGGCATCTGTACTGACTACTAAGCCGGGTGGTCTGAATAAGGTCAAAAGGGATTTTGCCCCGGCCCTACCGCCTGGTATCGTGGATTTCTATCAGCTTCTCATGGCCCAGGCCGAAGGGGCCACCGGTCTGACCGAGGTCTCACAAGGTAGACGGCCCCCGGGTGTATCAGCGGCCGCGGCCATAGAAACACTTCAGGAAGCGGCTCAGACCAGGATCCGTCTGAAAGAGAGGAACATGCAGAATTCTCTTCAGCAGCTGGGCCGTCAGATGGTAGGGTTAATGCTGCAGTATTACCGGGAGCCAAGGATAGTCAGAATTACAGGGATGGAAGATTCCCAGTGGCCTACATATTTCGAGTTCTTTATCGAGCAGGGACCGGCCGGCGGGTATGTTTTCAACAAGAAGGATTATCAGGTCGACCGCGAAACTGGTGAATACACAGAGTCTGAGGGGTATCAGACTACGAATGAAACTAAAGGTCTTCTGGACATCCAGGTTGTGGCGGGGACTGCAATGCCGTGGTCTAAAACTTCAAGGGCCAATATCGCATTTAGATTGTATGATGCCGGAGCCATCGATGAAGAAGAACTTTTGTCGGCTATGGAATGGCCGAATGCACAGGAAGTTTTGACGAGAATAAAAGAGAAGCAGGCGGCAGCAGCTGAGGCCGAGGGTGGACCTTCGCCTGAGGAAATGCCGCCGGAACAATTACCACAAGGATAAAGATTATGCCTCCACAAGCACAAGCACAAGCTCCGGCACAAGCTCCGGCACCGGCACCTGGTGCCATGGCAGGACCTGGTCAGGATACGGTAACGCCTGATAATCCCGTTGTCGACGCTTTTCGTACGTTGGCGATGTATGTATCGGCACAATCTGAGCAGGGTAATCCCAAGGCGGCCGAAATGCAAAATGCTTTGAGGACTATGGCCCAGGCGTTTTCGGCCGGTGGTGGCATGGGTGGTCCTCCTCCTGGCGGGGCGGGGGCTACTGGTGCTCCTCCTCCGGCACAGGCTGGACAGCCTCCGGCACCGGCCCCGGGGGCTGCACCACCTCCTATGGCCCAGGGGATGGCTTCTCCGCCGGAACAGCCAAAGAAGAAAAGCAAACGTCCTGAGATGCCTTCACAGGGCGGTAGAGTACCTATCATGTAATGGAGGATCATTATGCCATGCGGAAAAAAAGGTAAGAAGAAACCTAAGTAAAGGAGACATTATGGCACAGGGAGTATCATTTGCTGGAGACGGCAAAAAAGATGTCAGCGACAAAATGCCCGGTTACATGGGTGACATGGGTATGAGTTCTGGTGGCCCGGTTATGGGACCGCCGGAAACTAACAAAGGGGCGACAGCTCCTGAAACTCTGAAACAGACAGAGGAAATGCCACAGGGCAATGCCAACATCAAGTTTGCCGGGGACATAGGCAAATAGGCAAATAATCTGTTTATAAATATGTCCGTATTAGCAGGCAATGCGTTCTGCACCCTGATTATTGATATATAATCCGGGGCAATGGTATTCAGACCAACCCCTTTTCTCGGAGGAAGTATGGCAGATTATGATCATGAAGTTCCCAATGAAGGTGACCAAAACCCTTTCGAGGATGTCGTAGAGGACGGGTCATCCGGGGAACAGATGTCACGAGAGGCTGAGGGTAGTGAGCCATCTCAGCCGACGGATGGAGGCCAGCAGGCACCTGACCAACCCGGAGGCCAACCAGCCTCGGAGAATCAGGAACAGCAGCAGAGCCAACAGCCGGCCTGGGATCCGAATGAATATGCTCTGAATTATCGCGGTACTCGTCAGCTCCCCGCGAGCAAGGAAGAGTTAATCAATCTGGCCCAGCAGGGTTTTTCTTACTCTCAAGAAATGGCCCGGCTCAAACAAGAGCGACAGAAGCTGCAGGAGCAGTACGGACATTACAATCAGTTTGATCAGCTGTTACGTAATAATCCGGCTCTGGCGCAGAGAGTCGCCCAAACAGTACAGGAGTATAACAGTAATCAGGGAGGTGGACAGACTCAGCAGTATGTTCCCCCGGAGGTCTTCAGCCGGCTCCAGTATCTGGAGCAGGAGGCCAAGAAGAGGGCGGCACAGGACCAGGACCGATTGTTGGACCAGGAGGTTACCTCGGTCAAGCAGCGGTATCCAAATCATGACTGGAAAACGTTTGAGCGGCAGCTCTTGCAATTTGCCTACAATAACGGGATAACGAATCTCGACCACGCCTATCGGGCTCTGACGTGGGAGAATGCCCAGGCGGCTGCAAAGGCCACTGCACTCAAACAGCAACAGCAGGCACGGGTCCAGGCCACTCAGCAGGGGATTGTACAGCAGGGTCAATCAACGCCTCCTCAACGTGCGACAGGGCTGGCATATAGTTCTGACGATTCGTATGACGACGTCACCGCGAAAATGCTCCAGGCTCTGTCCTCATAACAGGAGTTTACAATGGCACTCACGAGTGAAATCAGCTCACTGACACACCGATTTTTGATACCCAAACTTGTCGACAATATTTTCCAATCCAACATTTTGTTCCAAAGAGCAAAGAAAAAGGGTTGGTATAACAAAGTCGACGGTGGCACGAAAGCTACACAACCGCTGGCATATGCCACGACTTCAAACGCAATGCGGTTCACGGGATCAGACACTCTGACCATCACAGACAATCAGCAGATCACTGATGCCGAATGGGACTGGACGCAGTATGCTGTGTCAATCCAGATTACCCGGCTTGACGAACTGAAAAACAGTGGTAAGTCAGCTATTATCAGCCACTTAAAGAGCAAGACCCAGTTGGCAGAAAAGAGTTTGGCTGATCTTCTTGGGACTGATCTGTTCTCAGACGGCACCACCTCGAAGTCTTTTCAAGGCATAAAACTGATGACCGCTGCGACTGGGACTTATGGTGGCTTGTCAAAAAATACATACTCCTGGTGGCAAGGACAGGTTGACAGTACGACAAGTGCACTTTCTCCGAACAACCTCAATGCGCTGATTGGGGATTGTCGGATTGACAGTGAATACCCCACGGTAATCGTGACCACGCAGGACATGTTCGATGACCTTTTTAACGGGCTCCAGCCCCAACAACGGTTTTCAGACGACGAAACGTTTAAGGCAGGTTATCGCAACCTGGTCTTTAACGGAATACCGGTGATCGTGGATTCGCATTGTGACAGCGGATATCTCTATGCACTCAATGAAGACTACATGGCCTTTAAAGTGCTGGAAGATTTCCGGTTCAGCCCCTTCATTAAACCCACAAACATGGCCGTAAAAGTCGCCCAGATATTTTGGTGTGGCGCCTTGACAGCCAGTAATTGTCGGATGATGGGAGTAATGAACAGTCTTGTTTAACCTGACTCAAGTGTTGATTGACTGACCAATACCCGGGGGAACTGAAACTTCTCCCGGGTATATAAAGAAGGAGAAAAAGATGTTTGGACAACAGCAGGCTTTCTTCGACCAGCTGACCCGGACCGATTCCAGTCGTGCTGCTGAAAAAGGGGCAGAGCGCTGGGAAGATGGCAACAAATACATTTACGTTTACAACGAGAGCACGGATACCACCTGTGCTGACAAATGTGCAGTCATGTGGAGCAATGCGGCTAACTATAAAGTCAAGCCGGCTACGACCAAGTCTGCCCCGGCCGCTGGCATTATACAGACTGCACTGGACCCCAGCAAATACGGTTGGCTCCAGGTGGGTGGGTTTGCGGATTGTACCTGTACTGGTACCGTTGCAGCCAACACCACTCTGACTGTGGCTACGACGGCTGGAGTATTGGCGGACAGTTCGACCGCTGGGGATTTCCAGGTCGGTTATGCTGTGGCTGATGCAACCAGCAATGAGGTCAAAGTTTATCTCAATCTGGTGTAAGGAGATTATTAAATGGCTACGAACACATTTACGCTCAGCCAGAATACTGTTATTGGTGATCTCCGGTGTGTTATCGGGACTCTTTCCTGGGCCGATGCCACAACGAGTAACGCTGATGCCACTGTGTCTGCACTGAGCAATATTTATAGTCTGACCAGCAACCATGGGGCAACCCTTCGTTTCCATGACAACAATGTCATTGGTTCCGACGATGCCACGGCTGGCAGCACTATGGTATGCATGATTACCGGTATTCCGTTAAAGACCAGGTTGCGATAACCTGCCTTAAACGTTTCGTCGTCTGAAAACCGTTGT